TGTTATTATCTTTTCTGGCTTTATTGTTTGCATTATGTCGTTACCTCTCTTGGTTCTATTTCTAATATAGAAGCTACTACATGCAGTTCATTTGCATCACTAGCTTGGACTTTCAGAGCCTCACTTGCCTCCATGACAAGAGGCTGTGTTAATAGCTCTGTTGTAGTATTTGAGGATATAGTTTTGCTTTTAAATAAGCTAAATATATTAGACGATGCGTCCACCAAAGTCACTGTTATATTAGCTCCTGATCCTGCATCTTCAGATACTAAAATCGATTTAACTACAGCAGTTTTAAACGACGGCACTGTATATAGTGTTGTAAGATTTGTAGTCGTTAGATCTGCTTTTTTATTTATAAAACTGTTTGCCATTAATTTATAAAGAAGCTTTCTGCTTCCATCTCATCTTTTAATTCTTGTTGATACGTTGTATTTAATTTTTGTATAATACCATCAAGATCCCTAACTTGTGCGTCAGCAACATCTTGCCTGTACGTTTGTGCCGGTCTTGTTAATACTTGTACTATCTTTGCCATTATCTTCTACCGTCTGGTTGTATGTCTAGTCTAAATGTGCCTAGCTTCCAATCTTGAGCTGTGCTCGTATTTTCTACTTTTAAAGCTATAGCTCTTGCTCTTGCACGTGTGTCTACCTTTGTTGTAGATGAACTTACATCAAAAGGTCCAAGTGATGAACTAGAAGCTGTATCATTTGAATAGTTTTTTAAATTTAAAGTCACTCTAGTATTACCAGTTTGAGATATGAAGTCAGGGATAAATCTTCTAACTTTCATAATAAACTCACCATCACCTCTGAGGTTTGCGACACCTGCTTGTTGCTGAGTAATATCAAAGTCTCCTGATAATATGTTTGCTGTAATTGCTGAAACTGTTCCGCCTTTAACTTGATCTGTACCTGTTTCGTGTTCGTAGTATGTTGATACGCCGTCTGTGTTTCCTTGAACGTATGTGGCAGACGTAGCAGGCTCTGTGCTGTTAGCGTCATACTCTAAAGCGTGAGGCTTACCAAAAATTGCAGAGTCTTTCCAAACAGTTCTAGCTAATGTCCCTATTGTCCATATTGGTCTTTGTGGTGATGAGTCTTGATAATTATAACAAACCATTTTATTAACCACACCTGAAGTTGCGGTTGGATAAAACCACATAATCTCTCCAAACAAGTTGTTAAGTCCTGCTGTAATCATTTGGTTACCAGAAGCTAAATTAATATCATCATAAACAAAATCTTCTACTAAACATGGTAGTGTTTCAAGTGCACCAGCATATTTAAAGAAACCGTTTTCAGATAACCAGTATGCTGCACCATCTACCTCAACCACAGCGTTCTTACCTGCTAATCCGCAGTTCGTTCCAACTTGCACGAAAGCGAATGTAAAGGGTTGGCCCACAAATCTTTGTAAGAATAAAGCTGTGTCTGTATAAACATAAATTGCATCTCTACCTCTAATGGCTCCCATGATCCGTGATCCGTCGGCCAGTCTTTGTGTGCCGGCTGTATTGGTTGCCGTAGGTGTATAAGTATTAATATCTTCTTGGTCCGAGAATCTAATAAACATATCATCTTGTGTAGATTTCGTACCTATTGTTGTTTCCGTACCAAAAAATACTAAGTGTCTATCCGGTGTGGATACAAGCATGTGTCTTGATGCAGTAGGTGCACCAGATATAATCGTAGCTCTATTAGATGTAGCATTTGTTGCTGCAGAGTTCCATTCAAATACTTCACCGTCTGCTATTAAACAAATTGCTTTATCACCAAAGTTATCTAAGGACCATGATCCAGGTTCCAAGACTAAGTCACCAGATGCTGCCTCACCCCAAGCTACAAAGTCAGATGTATTTGTAACTGTATCACCTGCCGTATGTGATGCTGCCGTTGTATTTCGTACACCTCTTGTTACACCTGTTAGTGTGTTTGTAGATATACCTGTGTATGATATTTCTTCTGTTCCAATTTTTATAAAATTAGTTCCGGAGCTTGGTAATTGTGATGCGTCGTTTACAGTTATGCTTGTAGCAGCTGCTGATATATCAGATGACAAAACAGTTGTGTATGCTCCTACAGCTTCACCACCCCAAGTTCCAAGTGACCAACCAAGTCCTTGTGCTTGAACAGCTGGTCCTACTCTATAATAATGTTGCACTCTAATACCACCAGATTCTGAAGCTCCAGACCCTGACTCGTTAGAGGGCATTGTAATTGTAATTGTGTTTGATGATGGCACCGTTGTTACCATAAATCTTATGTCATCAAAATTAGCTGCTGCAAAATTAGAATTTGTGATAGATGAAAAATTGTCTAATAAAACTATATCGCCTGCTTGAATACCATGATCACCAGAAAAATTTATTGTAACTTCAGCTGATCCGTTGGTCGTGCTAAATGCGTTTGATAAAGTGTTTGTAGATTTAATAGGATGTATATCGTAGAACACACCACCCGAGTATGCATATAAAATTCTGTTTGTTCCAATAATCGAATACTTAATACTTTGACTATTAATAAACTGATGCATACCTCTAGCAGCTCCAGTGACGTTATCCGCCCCTAGCTGTGACCAGCCACCTATCTTTTCAGGTGTATCATATCTAAAACGAACATTATCACAATCTATCCACTGACCTTCAGCGGCTGTTGCAGTAATTTGTTTGTTGATTCCAGGCGCAAACCCTATCTTTTGTAGCATAGACCTCCAGATTATATTAGATTGCGTTGATGTTCAACGAATTTTGGG